GCTCCAACTGTCACCCGCGAAGGAACCGGCGTATTTGATGAGCATCATCATTCCAGTGCGGATGATCGTGAAGCCTTTCGCGCTGTACAGGGTTACGGAATCCCACAGCTGGCTCATCGGAGGCAACTGCTTGACAAGCATGACAGGAGTTCCGGCGGTGATGTCACTGATTGGAATGCGGGCGATCGGAATCCATACGGTGCCGGAATTGTTCAGGATACTACCCGACGGTACCGTGGGGTCAGCCGCCGTGCCACTGGTGGCGGTGCCCTTCAGCACCGCGAGCGCGATCGTTTCGATGTTGTTCGAGTCTCGCGTGTATTTCACGCAGATCAGGTCGTTGCGGTTCCGTCCTGTGACTCCGCTTTCGATGGTGACGGTTTCCGCCGCGGTGACGCGTGCGTATCGTCCTTCGATCACAAGGTTGAGGACCGGGATGAGCGCTTTGTTTGCTGACTGCATGGTCACGGCGGGGAATTTGCCGTCGCTGCCTTGCAGCAGGTAGTTGCCGTTTCCGACCAGTCCGGCCTGCATGGCTCCTTGGTCGCTGGATGTGATGTGCGGAGCGCCGGCCTTGCCGGTGATGAGATTCATGGTCATGGTCATTCCTTCTTATCTGTTGTGTTGTTGAGGTATGCGGCGTAGGCGGCGTCCTGCGTGGCTGCCAGCGCTTTGAACGTCTGCCAGCATGCGGTACAGACGAGCGCGCCCTGTGCGACTCCGTCGACGGTGGTGTGTGTGATGTCGTGCCAGTCGCTGGAGGTGCGTGGGTCACCGTCGGCGAGGTATGCGGAGGCGTGGCATCGGTCGCAGGTGTATCTGGTGATGTTCGTGGTTCGTGCCATTGATGTTCCTTTCTCTTTCAGGCTGTGCGCTGGTAGATGTGTCCTGGAAGGATGGTGTTGCATTCCTTCCAAGTGCCGCCGTAGGTGGTTCCCGGATTTGTTGTGGCGGTGGTCCAGTAGAGGGAGCCGACCGGGTGGGCGGCGATGAACGCCTGGCTTGCGCTCATGCCCGTCTCGCCCTTGTCGCCCTTCGGTCCGACGAGGCTTGTGTTGGAAACCGGTTTGAACGTCACGTTTTTCCCGGTGGCTGTGATCTGCGCGTACATCAGGTTCTTGCCGCCATTGGTCATGGCGAAGAAGTATTCGCCTACGACCGGGGCACGGTTGAAACTGAGTGTCCGCCAGTCAAAATCCGAGCATGCGGACGTCCAGTATCCGGATAGTATGCGTGTGATGATCAAGGCAGGCAACCCGGTCTCGCCGCGTTGGCCGGCCTCTCCTTTCGCTCCGGTGGCCCCGGTCGCGCCAGTGGCGCCGGCAGGGCCCTGCGGTCCTTGCACTCCCTGCTTGCCTTGCGGTCCGGTGTCGCCTTTGGGGCCTTTGACGTTGCCGAGCAGAATCTTCGTCATATGCGCTCCTTACTTTCCGTCATTGATCATGTAGTACAGGTCGCCCGTCGCCGGATCGTAGGAGACGGGAGCCGCCGACGCGGTGGTCGTATCCGCGTACACGGCGTACAGGTCTCCGTTCGGGTCGACCTGCAGTGTGAAGAATCCGGAAGTTGGCGCCGTCACGCCGCTGGCACCCTGCGGTCCTGTCGGTCCCTGTGGGCCCTGCAGTCCCTGCGCACCTTGTATTCCCTGCTTGCCTTGCGGCCCGGTGGGGCCTGTTGCTCCGGTAGGTCCGGCAGGGCCGGTGTCGCCTTTCGGACCTTGCGGGCCGGTAGGGCCTCCTTCTCCGGCGGGTCCGACATCGCCTTTATCACCCTTGTCACCTTTCAGCCCTTCAGGACCTTGCGGGCCGGTAGGGCCGGCAGCTCCAGTGGCTCCTTTAGGCCCGGTCTCGCCGGTATCGCCCTTCACGCCTTGTGGGCCGACGTCACCTTTTGGACCTTGCGGTCCGGCAGGGCCTTGCGTTCCGATGATGGATTGACGGGAAATCGTCTTTCCCGTGAATAGGCTGCCGGACTGTGAAACGCACTGCCAGACGATGCTGTATTTTCCGCCACCTGACAATGCGGTCGAATATTCGTTGGCGAGTGGTGTTCGGTTCAACCATTCGCTCACGTTCCCCGTGAAAGTGGATCCCACCGGATATTCGCCGACGAGGGATTTCTTCATCACGAGCGCCGGAAGGCCGACGTCGCCTTTAGCTCCCTGAACGCCCTGCGCTCCTTGCTTGCCTTGCGGGCCGGTGGCCCCGGTATCGCCCTTGTCACCTTTGGGGCCTTTGATGTTGCCGATCAATAGTCGCGCCATGTGTCACCTTTCCGGGATGTCCACGTACAGGTTCCCGCTCTCGGAGTCCCAGACGAACGAGGGTGGGTTCGTGTTGTCCGGATAGTTCACGTACAGGTCGCCGTCGCCTTCCATGCTGAGCGTGAAGAAGCCGTTCGAGGGGGCGGATACGCCGCTGTCGCCCTTGTCACCCTTCTCCCCTTGCGGGCCCTGGATGCCTTGGGAACCTTGGATGCCTTGTCTGCCCTGGGGGCCGGTCGCTCCCTGTGGACCCGTGGGACCCTGCGGACCTGTGGAACCCGTCGGGCCTTGCGGTCCCGCCGCGCCGATCGCGCCGGCATCACCCTTATCGCCTTTCTCGCCGCGTATCCCCTGCAGTCCCTGCGGGCCTTCGGGACCGGCGACGCCTTGCGGCCCTCGCTCCCCGATCGCTCCTTTCTCTCCCCGAGGACCGGTGGGTCCGGTCGCTCCGGTGGCCCCCTGTGGTCCTGCGTCGCCCTTGTCGCCCTTCTCCCCTTGCGGACCCTGGTCGCCTTTCGGAAGCCCCAAATTCAAGGTTTTGTCGCTGCCGGCGCCCGTAAGCGACGCGCTTGCCTGTGCACCGGGGGCGAGCGTGTCCACCGAACCGATTTTCAGGCCGGTGATGTAGTCGCCTTTCGGCTGTTTACCCGACAATGCGTTGTTGAGCGAGTCGATGTCGTTTCTGGTCACGTCGGCGCTGAACGTCCAGGCGTCGAGTTTGAGGCCGGCTCCAGCGTAGTAGGCGTGGCCACCATCCCCGATGGAGGATTCTCCGCTGTTGCCGCCGGCGCTGGCACCTCCGGATTCGTAGGTGACGGTGAGCACGCCTCCCGAAACCTTGACGATCTTCTTGGAGATCTCGGCAGTGACGACGAGGCCCGTGTTGTTGTCACGACCCGTGACCAGGTCGCCAACGTCCGCGTCGATGCCGTCGGGAATGTCCACGTCGATGGTGCTGGTGTTCCGAAGCTCCTGGAATTTCTGCCTGCCCTTGTCCTCGAGCTCGTCGGCTTCGGCGTTGGACAACTCGTATGTGGCGGTGCGTTCGTCAAGGCCTTTGAGGGTCTGCGTGTGGCTGAACGTGCCGTTCGCGTCGGCGTACCAGTGGATGACGGTACGGTCCTTGAGTTCGCCCTTGCCCAGGCAGATGAGATGGTTGATCGGGTGCGCCGCCTGTTTGGCGGTGAAGTCGATGAGGTCCGAGTCGATGCTGTCGCCGATCGTGCGGACGGGCATGGCGCTCATGGATACCTTGTCGCCGTCATTACGCAACCGGAGTTTGAGTCCGCTTGCCCTGAGCATCTTGACCAGACCGCTGTACAGGTCCACGTACCGGTCGAACTGGCAGGTGGTCTTGTGGTCGGCGCTTTCGTCGGTGACGGTGAACAGGCCTTGCAATCCCGCACGGCTGACGAGCGTGCGCATAATGACGGGAATCGTGCCGGACAGGGTGAGGTAATCGTTGTTCCTGTCCGGTTCGATGATCTTCGAGGCGAGCACTCCATGCCAGTCGCGGCCATGCCATGTGACGGTGGACAGGCCTCCGTCCACGTCGACATCCGTGTCGTCGATGATGCCGCCGTACTCGGTGCCGTCGATCATGATGCGGCTCCCCGCCTTGAGCGCGGCGTCTTCGACCTGCAGGTCGAAGTCGTTCTCCCCGCTACCGAACGCGAGGTCGAGCGTGTATGAGGCGTGGCTCGCCACGGGTTTGCCTGTGGCGTCGGTGACGATCAGGTCCATGGCGGTTCGCTCCTTTCCTCGCAGACCGTCAAGTCGAATTGGAATCCTCCCGGCCAGCTGATCGGCTGTGTTCCGGGCGCGAGCGGTTGGAACACGTACCGGCCGGAATCCTTGCCCGACCCTCGCACGGCCTGCGCGAAGCAGTTTGTGACGAGACCTGTGCCGCTGACCATGGTAACGGTCCTGACATCGCCGGTGCCGTCAATTTCCAGACGCGAGCCGGATGGCACGGTCACGTCGACCTCGTACCGGTTGTTTCCGATGATGACGTACGGTTGCGCGCATGGTCCGAATATCGTGAGCTTGACCGGCTGCGGGATGGACGTGTCGTTGACGATCTCGGCACCCAATGCCATGCCGGCGAAATCATGCGGATAATCATATGGATAGTCAAGGTCGGCGGTTCCGGAATCGTATCGCGGCGTGAAATGCGTCATGGTCGGACGGCGCCACACGCCATCGGCCAGCACGATGGTCAACTGCGTCTCGACCATCGTGGGCGTGATGGATTGCGGTTCGCTTTTCGTGATCCACGCTTTGGCTTCCCATTCGCCGTCGGCCACGAGCGTGCCCGGGTTCGCGGATGCCATGTCGGCGTCCGCGAGGCGGCGCAGTAGGTCGAGCGTGGCCGGAGAATCGTGGATCTTCACGGTGACTGTCGCCTCGCGTGCCTTGCGGGTGATGCCCGTCATGCCACGTGAGGCGAGGCTGTAGTCCCAGACGCGGGCTCGCAGTCCCGTGAGCGTCTCGCCGTACAGCGGCCCCTCGAAGCCGATGCGCTCACCTGTGGCGGCGCACACGTATTCAAGCGATTGCACTTCTCACCTTCCTTGCGAAGTCGCGGTCCCCTATCGTCGGCGTGTATCGGGCGATGATCGATCCGAGGTCGTCGTGCAGCGATTCGACGGCCGCGATGAGTTCCCGCAGATCGCCGTCGCCGGCATTGGCGCCGGTGCCGGCCGTGACGTTCAGCCTGCCGGTCTTCGACCAGTCCGCGTCGGAGAGGCTCATCGTGGAGACGAGCGAATCCATGGAACGGCTGACCACATGCGCGGAATCGTCGATGCCCAATGCCATGCCACGTCCGACCATCACGCCGACCTCGTCGCGGAACACACGCGACGGCGAGTGGATGCCCAAAGCGTTCTTGGCCTTGTCCACCAAGCCCGACAACGCGTTGGTGATGCTGGAATACAACGAGCCGACCATTCCTGTGATGCCGTTGATCAATCCCTGGATGATGTTGCGTCCCGCGCTGACGAGCCAGCTTCCCGCGCCGGACACCGCGCTCCGGACGGTTCCGCCGATCCCGCTCACGACGCTCCCGACACGGCCAACCATGTTGCTTACGGTGCCGACGATGCCGCCCCAGACGCTCGACACAATGCTTCCGACGCCATTCCACAACGCGGCCCACACGCTCCGGATTGTCGAGCATGCGGCGGATACCACTCCGCTGACCATGCCGATGCCGGCGGAGACGACGCCTTGGATGCCGCCCCACACTGCCGACACGATGCCCTGGATGGCCGACCACGCGGCGCTCCAGTTCCCGTTGACGACCGCGAGCGCCAGTTGGATGATGCCTTGGATGACGGCGAGTGCGGTGCTGATGACTGTGGCGATGATGGTCCATGCGCCTTGTACGACGGTGGATATGGTGTTCCAGAGTCCGTTCCAGACCGTGCTGATGATTGTGACAGCGGTTTGGAAGATGGTTTGGATGTTCTGTATTCCTGCTTGCAGGAGTGGTGTGATGGTGGTGATGAATGTTTGGATGCCGGTGATGATCGCGGTGAGCGCGGTCATGATGATGGGGCCGATCGTGTTCCAGACGTTTTGGAGGACGGTGGTGATGAGTGTCCATCCGGTTTGCCAGATTTGTTGGATTTGGCTCATGGTCTGGGTGATGAATATGGCGATGGCTTGCAGGATTGGCTGGCATGCGGTGCTGATCTGGTTCCAGATTCCCATGAACCATGTGGCGAAGCTGTTCCAGAGTCGTTTGCCCGTTTCGGTTTGGGTGAAGAACCATGTCAGCGCGGCCACGACCGCGCCGATGGCCACGACAAGCATGCCGATCGGATTCGCATCCAAGGCAGCGCTGAATGCCAGCTGCACGGCGGTAGCAGCCTTGGTCACCGCGCTCCACGCCGATTGAGCTGCCTTGACAATATTGAACGAGCCGGCGAGTTGCTTCAGTGCTCCAGCCGCGCTTCCCGCGTCGGAGATCTTGCCAATCAAATCGAACGTGGCCGTAGCGGTCTTCTCCACACCGGAGGCAGTCGCGGAAATGGCCTTCAGTCCACCGGAAACTGTCTTCAGCCCGGCCGAGACGATATCCCAGCCTTTGACCGCGAGCAATGCAATGGTGATGGCTTTCAACGCGCCGGATACCAGTGCGCCGTTCTGCTGCGCCCACTGTCCGACCGACTGCAGCCAGCCTCCCACCGTCATGAGCACGCCGGTCAAAGTGTTCAACAGTCCGGCGAAGCTCTGCGCCGCGGAACTGGCGGTGCGCGCGCTGTCGTTGAAGCCGAAGGCCTGCGAGACCGCGGCCGCCAATACGGAAACCAGCGAGCCCAATCCGGAGATGACGCCGGTCAGGCTTTCAAGGAACGGCTGCAACGCGCCCGTCTCGATGAACGTGTTGACGAACGTCTTCGCCCATCCCGCCGCGTTCGACAACGCCTGCGCGACCGAAGCGACCACTCCCGCGAGCGCGCCGGCGGTTGTGGAGAACATTGTGGCGGCTTCGCCGCCATTGTTGAGTCCGCCTATGAGTGATGTGATTGCGTTCCAGAGGCCAGTGAGTTGGCTTTTGAGGCTGGCCGTCGCCGAGGCGAGCATCTGGAAGCCGGGGATGTTGGAGATCGTGTCGCCAAGGTTTTTGAGTTTCGCCTGTGTGGCGGGTATCGCGTTCTCGAGACCTTGTTGGAGTGCCGCTCCGACTTTTTGCAGGGTTGGTGTGACGGCTGCGGTGAATGTATCGATGAGTGGGATGGCTTGGTTGAACAGGCCGCGTAAGCCGTCGAGGACTGGTGTGGCGGCTGTTTCTCCGAGTCGGCTCAACGCGGCTTTCACGTTGGCCAGGGCGCCGGTGAATGTGGTGCCTGCGGATAGTGCGGCGCCGCCTAGGCCTTCCTGCATGGCGTCGGCGAAGGTTTGGAAGTCGATTTTGCCGTCCGAGACCATGTCGGACACTTCGGCGCTGGTCTTGTTCAGATGCTTGCCGAGCATTTGGAGGACTGGGATGCCGCTCGACATGAGCTGGAGCATGTCGTCGCCCTGGAGTTTGCCTCGGGCGGCGACGGAACCGAAGATCATGCCGATGTCAGTGAGGCTTCTGCCGCTGATCTGCGCGGTGTCGGCCACGGTCTTGAGGATCTTGGTGAGCTGGTCGCCTTCCTTGATGCCGGAGGCGGACAGGCTGGCCGCGACGGTCGCGGCGTCGCCCAATCCGAACGCGGTGCCCTTGACGGATGCGAGCGCGTCGTTCATGATTTCGGTGACGCTCGCGCTGTCGTGGCCGAGGCCTTTGAGTTTGGCTTGCGCGTTCTCGATGTTGAGGGCGCGGGTGAAGCCGCCTTTGGCGGCCAATGCGGTGATGCCGCCGGCGAGGGTGGCGATCGCGCCTGTGCCGACCTTGCCGATTTTGCCGAATGCTCCGCCGATCTTCGAGATGAGGGTGCTGGAGCTTTTCTTGGAGGCTTTGTTGACGGCGTCGCCGATGTCGCCTTCGATGCTTTTGCCGAATCCTTTGCCGGATGGTTCGACGTGGACGTATGCGACGCCTATGTCCTGTGCTGCCATCGTGTTTCCTTATTCGTAGGTTGGGATTCCGATGGCGGTCGGAGTCAGAGGTCGTCGTTGATGTGGAAGTAGGCTTTGAGCCGTTCCCTGTCCTCGCGTTGACGGCGGGTGAGGTTGTGCGTCGGGGTTGGCGGGCGGAGCGGGTCGTGCTCGTGGTCGAACCATGGGCGTTTGCGTTGTCCGGACAGCGTCCAGACCGCCTGTTCGGCTCCGTCGGGCGCGTAGACGGCGTTCTGCAACGCCATCCACGAGTGGCTCGTATGGTCTTTGAGGATTTCGCGGGTCAACGCCCAGGCGAGTCCCCAATCGACTCGTGGACGTTGGCCTTCAACCCATTCCCGGAAGCGTACGGGCCTGTAGATCTGCCCGTACGCTCGGATCCAGTCGTAGGCTAGTGCCGCGCGATTGTTGTTCCAGAGGTGGGCGAGGTAAACGCTTTTGGGTCCAGTCCGGATTCCTCGGCCCACGCCTTGATGGTCGCGGTGAGGTAGGCCATCGGACGTTTGGTCTTGCGCAGCACGTTCCAGAAGTTCGGCTGCATCGTCTGGAAGTAGGCGAGGAACGTGCTCACGCAGGCCGTGGTTTCCTCGTCGGACAATGCGGGCTTGCTTTTGATCAGGAGGATGGCCTGGACGAGTTCGATGGGCAGTTCCGCGTTGTTGAGGTTCGGCAGGTCGAGTTTGACGCCGGCGACCTCGAGGTGCACGTCGGGTTTGAGCTCTTCCGCTTCGGTCAGGTCTACGTCCACGACATGGTATTCTTTGTCGCTCATGTTGGCTCCGTTCTAATGGTTGGCGGTTGAATGGGTGTCCCGTGCGGCCGACCGCCATCGGCCGCACGGGAAGAATCAATGGGTCACTTGGCGTCTTCAGTGACGAGGCCCCATGCGTGGAACTGTTCGCCGTTGGTGCCCTTGAGCATCTTGAACGTCATGCTGAAGTTCATGATCTCGCTGGATTTCAGGCTCACGTCGTCACGGTCGCTCACCTTCGCGTTGGTGCCGTACAGGAGGAACGGACGGTCCTGCTGGTCGAGCGCGACCAGCACGAGGATCCACTCCTTCTTCAGGCCGGCGCCCTTGATGCTGATGCCGCCGTCCGAATCGACGTTCACGTCGAAGTAGGCGGACACGACATCCTTGCGGCCTTCCATGGCGGCCAGTTGGAGGGTCCAGTAGCCCGGATCCGTGTCGGACAGCACGATGTCGCCGTTGTGGGCCTTGTAGTCGGTGCTGTCGCCCGGCTCCGGATGCAGGACGGCGCCGTCCTCCGTGGAGTAGCCGATCGGCTTCTTGCTTGCCGGTGGCGTCCAGTTCACGCCGGTCGGAGCCACGAACGTGCTGTCGCCCTTGGGGAACAGGAACAGCGCGTAGTTTTTGATCAGTCGCACGTTGCCGGAATTGTTGCCGTTGGACACGTACCCGTAGTCGGTCGCTCCCTGTGTGGCCTGCGTGCTGGTTTCGGATGCCGCCTGTTCGACGGCCGTGTTCTTACTATTGTCAGACATTCGTCTGCCTTTCGTTCTTCGCGTGTGGCGGCACGTCTTTTTTTGTTGTGTTTCAGTTGACGGTGACCTCGAGCAGGAGCACTCCGTACGCGCACACCAGCCTCTTGTCCTCGTCAGTCATGCGTACCGGCCCGGATTCGAGTGACGCGCTGATGAGCGGCGCGACGTTTCCGAGCCCGATGATCTCCCTCGCGATGTCGGCCCACAGGCGTGCGGCCTTGTCCCAGTCGCCCGTATGGTCCTCTCTCATGCATCGCACGCTCAGCCGCAGCCGCACGTACTGCGAGATTGGGGTGCTCATGCCTTGCATGGAGTCGGCCAGAGTGGCTTCGGTGAAGGGAGGTTCGAGGTCGCTTCGTTCGATGGTGTCGAACGTCACGTCCGGGAACAGTGTCCTCAGTTTGGGCAGGAGCAGGGGTTCCGTGCGCCGGGGAGTGACCGGGATGCTCATACGCGCATCCTTCCGAGCGTGTCCTCCAACGTGCCGTGCGCCTTCTCCACCGGTGCCGGGCAGATGATCGCCACGCCGCTGCGGTTCTTGCCGTCATGGTCGCGGACCATGCAACGGTCATCCTCTACGGCGGCTTCGGCCGCGTCCCTCATGCGCGAGCGCAATGTCTCGTTTTTGAGGACCTGTTGGCTGAACGCTTTGCGGTTGAATACGAATCTGCATCGTTTGGCCATGCTTATCCTTCCCGTTCGCCCACGGTGATGACGTCGCCGATGTGGCGTCCGTGGAGGTTGTCCCACACCTGCGGCTTGCCCTTGACGGGCAGCAGCCGGCCCCTGACTTTGATCAGGTCGGTGGTCTGGATGCCGGTCGGTTGGTTTCCGCGGATGTGGATCGTGTATTCGGTGGTCTGCGGGCTGGCGTTCTCCTCGGTCTGGTCGGTGGTGGAGGTTGGCGCGACCATCGCCTGGAACGTGCCGACGCGGGCGGGTTTGCCCTGGATGGGGTTGCCGTCCGTGTCGGTGGTGGACTGGCCGCGCCACACTTCGATGGTTTCCACTAGGACGTCTCCCCCGTTGCCATGTCGACGCTGAACGCGCGTTGGGCGTTGATGCCGAGGATGCGTTTCTCGTCGTCGCGCAGCCAGAGATCGCCGGTGGGCGCTCCGAAACTGTATTGTTCGCTGAAGCTGCCGGTGGTCTGGTTCATCTGCGTGATGCCGCCGGGAATGTCGTACGGGTCGGCCTGCATGATTCTGCGGACGATGTCGCAGGTGATCTTCGTCAGCAGGCGTGGCCGTTCTTCGAGGAGCCGCCGCCAGATGGGCGAGCGTTCCTTGATGTAGTCGGTCACGTCCGCGAGATGCGTGTCGGCTTTCTGACGTTCCTCGTCGGTGAGCTTGTGCCACCTCCGTTCGAGATCGTCGGAGGTGGCGAACATGTTCGGTTCGTCCGTCATGGTCACTTCTTGTCCGGCAGCTTGATCACCCCGGAGGCCGCGAGGCCGGTGATAGTGTCATCGAACTGTTTCGCCAAAGTATTGAAAGCCGTGACGAGCTTGTCGAATTCATCCTTGGTCGGAGCGGCTGCGGCGGCCTTGACGATGTTGCCGTCAACGTTGCCAATCGTCTGTTCGGGCGCGAACTGCTTGATGCCGCCGAGGGTGTTCTTGCCGGCCTCCGGCAGTTCGTAGGCACCGGAACCGGCGGAGAAGGCGGTGCCGTCAGTGTTGACAAGCCGCACCTGCGCGTCCAACGGGCCGACAGTGTGCTTTTCCTCGCCTGCGGGGTTGATCACAAGCGTCTGGATGGGGAAACTCATCGTTCACCTCACTTGGTCTTGAGCACGGCGAACGCTTTCGGGTCGATGACGGCGAACGCGTACATCGCTTCGGTACGGTATGCGATCTGGTTGTGGGCCTTCAGGTCCACGCCGGTCTGGTCCGGGTCGCCGTAGGCGATAATCTCGCTGGTCAGGTCGCGGACCATGCCCCATTTGATGAGGCTGAAGTCTCCCATGAACGCGAGCACCTTCGTCGGGGTCGAGGCCAGTCGTCCGTTGACGGTGCCAGAGGTCGCGGCGGTGATGCCGTCCAGGCTGCCGGCCTGCAGGTTCAGCGGAATCTCCGGATAGAAGCGCATGCCGGTGGAGGGGACGCGCAGCTTGCGCAGACGGGACGCCCAAGTCTTGGACAATGCCACGCCGTTGATGTCGTAGGAGTCGTTCAGCGCATCGGCCAGGGCGTCCACGTTGCTGATTTCGTCATCGCCGGCGATCACCTGCACGGCGGACTTGCTCAACGGGTTGAATCCGGAAAGCGCGGTGCCGGTCTTCGGGTTAATCGCATGGTAGATCACGTAGTCGAGCGCACGGCCCAAAGCGGCTGCCTGATCCGCCTGGATGCTGCGGATGATCTGCAGCTGGTTGTCCTCGTCGGCCCACTGGAGTTCGCTCGTGACGCGGGTGGTAGTCTGCACCTTGAAGCGCTTCGCCACGACGGAATCCACGGTCTGCTCGTAACTGTTCTTGACCGCGCCTTCGGCCACGACCTCGGCTTCGCTCTTGCCGTTGAACACGAGGTAGTCGGCGTCGGAGAAGATCTGCGGCGTGCTGGGGCTCAGGGACGCGATGGTGCTGGTGTCCTTGGCCTTGTTCACGATTTCGGTGGCCACGCTCACGGGGAGCTTGATCTGGTCTGTTTTCATCGCCATGATGGCTTGTCCTTTCAGTCGTTATCTGCCGAGGAGCTGATGGATGTACGAGAGCTCTTCGGCGTCCTTGTTGTTGTTCTGGTGCGAAGGAGAGCCTGTCTGGTTCTTCACCCTCGGCGGCTTGGATGCTGGATGCAATGCCGCTCGCAGGAGGTCCGCATGCGCTTCGAGTTCCTCTTTGCTGCCGCCGCGGAGCAGTTCGGCCGGAACGTCCTTGTCTTTGGCGACTTCGGACACCCATTCGGCGTGCTGTTTCTCGGCCGCGGCGTCGTCGATCTGCTTGCGCAATGCGGCGTTCGATTCCTTAAGCTTGTCGATTTCGCTCTTTCCGGCGTTCTCCATCTCGTCGAGTTTCATGGCTTTTGATTTGAGCTCGTCGTAGTCCTTGTACTTGCCGCGCTCCTTCGCCAACCTTTTCTCGACGATCTGGTCGACCTGTTCCTGGGTGAACGATTTCGGCTCGCCGCCGTCGCCACTATCGCCGGAACCGCCCTCGTCCCCGCCGCCGTCGATGAGACGGATACGGGCCGGGAATCGGAATCTGTTGAACATGCTGTGCTCCTTCTTGCTGTTTCCCGTGGATTCGAGTTCGACCGCGCCACGGTGCGCTGTATGGTCCTCCCACGCGATACGGCGCATGGTCGCCGCCAACCGGACCGGCTGGTCGAGTGGTGGATGCAGGATTCGCACCTGCGTGGCTGTGAAGCACCCGATTTACAGTCGGGTCCGTTCGTCTACTCCGGCAATCCACCAAAAATGGCATAAGAAAAGCCACCCATGTGGGTGGCTTGGAATGATTTCAGACCTGTGGGATGGGCACTTTCCTGGCACCGGTCATGTAATGCCAGAATTCATCCGTTCCAGGAGTAAGGCTATGCAAAACGCCTGATGTTTTATCGACCGCGATGCTTGGCGTTCCAGGTACCGGATGTTCACTGGTCGAAGCGGCGAAATCAAGGCCGATGATCCATGCGTCGGAATTTTCCGCAGCGCCTATCGCCCTCATGCCGGGATATTCGGCAAGGACGAGGCCGATGGCATCCGTCAATATCATCTCTGGCCCTCCTTGCAGTATTTCAACACCAGTTCAGTAGGTTCCGCATCGTCTACCCTCATTATACGTGTCATGCCATGGTTGACCATTTCGAAATACCTTGACACGTTCATCGACCCGGTTTGCGGGTCCATGAAATGTATCCCGTCTTTCAGGTTCTCCGCGACGAAGACATGCCTCGTTCCATCAAGCCACTCCACTTCGACGAACGCGCGGCTGCCTTTGCCCCATTCATCCAAAAGCGCCGAAGCGCCATCAAGACCTGAATCGGAGCCACAAGACCGCCAATCGCCTTTAAAGGAGCTTCCCCACCGGTTAGTGTCCGTGTCCAAGGCCGGAAGTCCTGTCCTGGGATCCATCGGCCTCGGCATCGCGGTGACTGCGTATCCTCGCCTGCGCATTTCGTAAGCGACGACGCAACGCTGGCAGTTGTTCCTGTATTCCGGACCCTCATCGAACATCGGATTCGTCCCCACGACCGCATCCCTCAGGTTTCCGCTTCCAAGGAAGGTCCTGAACGGATGCTTCGCGTCGAACTTCGGCGGACGGCCCGGAGTCTTCTTCAATGCTTCGGGGACCACGGAATCCGTGCACACGCCGGGAGAGCTCCTGTACGCTTTGAGAATGTCTCCATCGTATTCGCGGTCGGCGAGCGCTTTCATTCGCTCGTATTCGGCTTTGTATGCGGTTTCGTCGTATCCGGCGAGCACCTGTTTGCCCCAGTTCGGCATGGGTTGGCAATGGCAGTCGGCGTGGTAGATGTTGCCTTTGCCACCTGCCGCTTCCTCGCTGGTGTATGCGTAGCCGCGTGAGGCGAGCATGGCGCAGAACGCGCATGTTTTGGGACCTTTTGGTACTCTCGCCCATTTTGGTTTCGTGGGGTCGAGTCGTATGTTCCGTCGTTCGGTCAATCGGGCGCCGGTGCGGATCATGTCGGTGATGAACTGTTGCGCGTCGTCGATGTTCGAGAATGATGGCCACAGGTCGTCGATGGTCGCGCCGGATCGTGCCTGGCCTGCCATGACCTGCGAGTAGGTCAATCCGTTGTAGTCGGTGTTGGCGAAGCCGCCTTGGACCTGCCAAAGTACCCGTTCCGGTTCCAGGTCAGATCCAGGGTCGAAGTCTGGCATGGCCACGCCAGCGTATTCGGCCCATGCGGTGCGTACCGTCGCATAATAGTCGTCGGCGAGGCGGTTGGCCGCGGCCGTGTATTCACGCACCGTTTCGCGCGCGTTCAACGGGTCGCGTTCCAGTACGGTCTCGATTTCATCGGCGGCCGCGTCGGTCAGGTTCGTGAGGTTGTCCTGGTAGTCCTTCCATGCTTGGTCAAGCACCTGTTCCAATGCTTTGCGGCGTTCCGGAGGCAGATTCAGATTGTTCAGATTCATCTGACGCCTCCTGCTGCTGGCTGTTTTGCGCCGCGCGGATCTTGAGCTGGTCCACGACGTTCTGCGCGCGTGCCTTGCGCTGGTCGGCGCGTAGACGCGTGATTTCCTCACGGCTCAGGCCGAGGCGTTCGAGTCCGACGTCGGAGTCGGCGTAGCCGGTGACCTTGTCGGCGATCTTCGTGAACGCGTCGGCGCGCGCCGCATCGGAGACCTCCCTTGTCGGTGCCCATACCGGGTGCACGTCGCGTATGGAGTCCGGTATCGTGTTCGCGCCTTCGCGCAACGCCACGGCGATGCCCATGGCCCGTTTGAGTTCCCGTCCGAAGGCCACGTTCTGCTTGTCTGCGATGCGTGTCAGACGTCGTTCGGCGGACGCCATGGCCTCGGCACTGGTCGGGTTGTCCAATGTGATGCCCAGGTAGTCGACCGGCACCCGGGTCTGCGAGGCGACGAGCATGGCCATCGTCTTGAGCATGTCCGAATGGGGTGTCATGGACGCCTGCTGCACCTGCTGCAATTGGGGAAGGTTGCCGTCCTCGTCGGCACTGATCGCGTTGATCGCCTGGATGAGGCTCTTCCACGTGTTGCTGCTGAACGCGTCCCTGTTCGCTCCGATGAACCAGAGTTTGGGGACGGAATAGAATTCGGCAGACGCCTCCATGCGGACCACGGTACGGAATCCAGCATCGACAAGGCTCATGAGCGAACGGCTGATGCGGCTGTGGCCGAACGGCCGGTCCATCTGCCTGTCATAGGCGAGCGAGACGACCGTCGGCTGATCGAAGTTCGTTTCGCTTTTCTCCGCACGCCATGGCATCAGGTGGCCGGAGCATTCGTAGACCTTGCCTGGAAGCCACACGTTGAACGCGCATATCCGCCCGTCCTTATCGTCCTCGGTGATGGTCAACGCGGCGGCCAGACGATGGTCGCGCCGGTCCCAGATGCCCGCGGACCAGTCGGCGGAACGCGGAATCATACTGATTCGTTCCGGATCCTCCGGGTCTGCGGCGATGGTCAGGAAACTGCATGAATGCTTGTATGCGGATACGATCAGTTCGGACGTGGCCACGTCCAATTGGTTGTCCTCGAACAGGTCGCCAACACCCATCGTGTCGTCACCGGAAATGCTGAACCCTTCCAGGTCGCTCAAATCGCTCAATGAGCGGACGGCCAGTTCCGGCCATCCAATCATCGCCTCGACCTTGTTTTTGATCTGGTCCGGGATGGAGATTCCGAAGTCCTTGAACCGTTCCTTGCAGTCGTAGTAGGCTCCGCGGATCAGGTTGCGTGGATATTTCTCTCGCCATACGCGCAACAGTTCGTGGATGATGGGCATGTCCTCGTCGTCGACGCCGAGGATGGCGCCGATGTTGCCGCTCGCGGTATCGAGGTAGCTGCTGCCGGTGAATTTCGGTGCCGTGCTTACCGTAGTGCCGTCGGCCATGTAGAACACCATCAGACCATCACCTCCTGTCGTCTTCCCGGATGTCGTTTCGTCGTGCACGCCCCGTACAGGGCGAGTGTGGTGGACACGAGCGGGGTTATGTCAATGTCACTGCCGAGTTTGTTCCAGGCGATCGCGCCGGACTGTCCCAATGGGCGCGTGGTCGCGCCCTTGACGGCTGCGGCCAGCTGCGGCTGGTATTCGTCCCGCGGATGCTTGAGCGTTCCGGCTTTGAGCATGTCGAGGAACCGGCCACATGCGCGGCCCATCTCCTGCATGTTCGTGACCATGACCTTCACATGTGCTTTCTTCAGTTCCGGCAGCAGGCTCATAGCGGGCGACTGGGCGTCGATGACCACGCTGGCGGTCTTCGGCCAGCGTTCAGCGAGCCAGTCCACGGCCCACATGGTTCCCGCCTGCCGCGCGTCCTTGATGTTCGCCATCTGGACGATGGCCGAACCGTCCACGTATCGTAGCGCCGCTCCGATGGTCAGCACGCTCCTGTCCGGAGGCATGTCGATGCCGAAGCTCACCGTGCCGCCCTCGGGCACGTCGTCGACGGCCGCGGCCTGCCACAGGTCGGGACTGATGGCGTATGCGGTGGCGGTCTCGTCCCATATGCCAAGCGCCTCACGACGGAATGAATCGTCCGACAGGTTGTTGCGCATGCGCATGATTGCCTGTTCGCTTGTACGTTTCGGATAGCTGGGATTCGCTTTAGCCCACTGTTCGCGGTCGTCCGGATCCGCGTCCTTGTCGGCGGCGAGCTCCACGTAGAGGAGGTTTCCGTCATGGTTCAGCGCATGCATGCGTTTCTCCGTGAACGCATCGCACTGGTCTCCCGGCTTGGGTGGATTGCCCATATACACGACCAGGGGGTTAGGACTCGTGTTCAAAACCGGAATCATGTTGTCCATCGCGCGCACTGTGAGGATCTGCGCTTCGTCGAACACGGCCACGTCCACGCTGTGCAATCCTCGGCCGAAACCGTTTTCGCGGGCGCCGAACATGATGCGGCTGCCGGACGTGAACGTGATCTCCTGTTGGCCGTTTGCTCTGCGAATGCGTTCCACGTACCGGCCGAGCACTGGATTGTGCTCCATCTCGCACATGTCCGCGAATGTCTCGTCGCTGGTGCGCGTATGGTGGGCGGTCCAGATGGCTTTCAGGTTCGGTGTGAGTATCGCCTTGAGGAACAACGCGGTGCCGACGGTGAAGGTCTTGCCGATCTGCCTGCAGCTGGACAGCACGGCGCCGTCCGCGCCACACGCATACTTGCCTTCCGCGTTCTTGGCGAACAGAAGCCACAAGAAGCCCTGCTGCCACAAGTCGAAACGGATGCCGGCCTTGCGCGCAGCTTTGTTGATTCGCGTGAACTCGCTGCCGACGATGCCTTCCGGCTGGCGGAGGACCTTGGCGATTTCAGACAATCGACGCTCCGACATCGTCCGTCACCTCGTCTTCCTCATCGTCCAGCAGGTCGGTCAGGCCACCGACCTGGAGCGATTCGATGCGGTCGCATACGGCGATGAGCTGGCGGCTGATCGCGGTCAGCGCGTTCGCCGGCGTCGTGGGATCGGCCATGGCCTTGAGCAGCAGGTCACGGTTGTCTCGCAGTATGTCCAGCATGCTGCCGTCCATCATCCGTTCGAAGCTCCGCTGGTCGAGATCCTGCTCCGGCTTCTGTTTCGTTTCCACGGCTTTGACGGGCGGCTTACTGTTCCGGTCCTGTGCGGGCCTGTTCTTTTTCCGACGATAATCGGCTTTCTGGCGGCAGGACTTGGAACAGTACTTCTGAGGCCGCCCGTGGCCGGAAGGCTGGAATTCCTTGCCGCAGAGTTCGCACTTCATCGGCGTAATCCTCGCTTTCCGACCTTTCGTTGTTTCCTCTGTTTCCGACGTTTGAATCCGCGGGGAGAAATCGGCACTGCACCCGAGGCGACCGGGAGGGGGCATACCCGGGGTCCCCGCCCTGGTATCGGAGTCAGATGCCGAACGTTCTGAACGGCATCGAACTTGGTTTGATGGTCTGCTTGCCGGCCAGCAGCGCTCGTGCGTGTTCGTCTGTCTTGTCGCTCTTGAACCTGTTGCATCTGCGGTGCGTGAGCCTGCAGTTAGTGAAGCTGTATGGATCACCGCCGCGTGAGACTGGTATGAGTTCGTCTACTTCGGCGCTCATGGGATGCGGCGACTTCAACGTCTTGTCGACTGGCTTGCCACAGATGGCACACACGTCGTATGCGGCCAGCACTCTTGCCCTGAGCTGTCTGCGCCGCCAGCCGTTGCTGACACGCTCGTTACGCCGCTTGCTCATGTGGCCTCCCCACATGTATGAGCCCCGGGGTGTCATGGATGCATCAATGATTATCTTCGCCGTTGGCTTGCTGGAATGCCGGTATAGGGGCTCCCGTATATGGACACTCCCGTGTCTTGTAGGGGCTCCCCATCATCTGCGAATACCCCTACCCCGGGTTTGTTTCATGGGTGCCTTCGGCGGGATTCGAACCCGCGTCCACACGCGGCCACAAGGAAGAAAATCCAATAAAGACTCGCGGCCGGTACGATCTACCACTGATTCCTACGAAGGCATACCGGCAGGCGGATTTGAGCATCACCGCATCACGGAAGCACGGGATTGGCTTGCCTGCCACATTGAGGTATGCCCACTCTGACGGGAGTGGGCGGAGCGTGTCCGATATGCCGTTCGGACAGGACGGGATATAACCCAAGGAGTTAGGAGAATCCATCGGTGGATATGAAAAGGGTTCAAACCGTTTTCCGGTTTGAACCCTTTAATCCACTGACAATTCTGCCTTGCACTTTGAAAAATGTCAAATCACGTCATGCCGAGCGAGGCGCGCGTGTACGTCGGACAGGCGGTACAGCGGCTGTCCCTTCTCGTTTCTGCCGGCCGGTTGGATCCTGCCGCGCTTGCGCCACGAGTAGATCGTGTTCACGCTGCACTGGAACCCGCATTCGCGCAGCAGCTCCGCGCACTCCCCCGCCGTGAACGCCCTGCCGGATTCGATGCACTCCTTCAGGAACCCCAATCGCACGTCGACCACGCGATGAGTGTTGCCGCACACCGGACAGTCAACATTTACCGCGCCGACCTCCGCACTCAGCTCCACGCCGCACAGAGGATTCAGGCACCTGCCGATACCATGCTTGGATGGCGGCACGTCGATGATGCCCAGCGTCTTGCGCGCCAACCGCTCCCAGTCATGCCAAATCAGACCAATGTCCGGCAATCGTGAAAGACGATTGCAATCCGCGCAGATACTCAGGCATTTCAACACGGACGGATGAATCCTGCTATCGGCCCATGGCATGGCCGGCGGAGCATACAACCGCCGCCAAAGAGCGACAGCCAGATCATCGATCTCCTGCAGATGGTCAATCACAGACAACCTGACCGGCGTCGGAGCCGAAGCCAAATTGGTACGGCCGGGCTGATGGCCACCGTAATGTGCGGTGCTGTCCAGAAACTCGCGCAGGACCTGGATCCATGACGGATAGTCGCGGAGCCATCCCCTCATTACGGCATCGCACTTGTCACACAGCGTATTGCGCAGATTGCACTCCCCGCCGCACACTTGGCACATGCCGGCGAGCGCTGGCTTGTTTTGGTTGGTTTGTGTTGGTTGTGTCTGGTTTGGTGTTGGTTGGGATTCGTTGTTTTGTTCGTTCATTTGTTCGATTCCCTCCGGCGTGGTAGTCTTCTGGTGGTGTCAGGAGCCCGGCCGGAAGGTCGGGTTTTTGTTATTCGTGGTGTTGTTGGATTATCGCTTTGATTTCCTCTTTGGGGATTTGCGGTACGAGTGGCGAGATCTCATCGAGGCTGTATCCGGCCTGATGCCATTTGATGATCATGTCCATGAGGGTTTTCTTCATTTTCATTTCGTTTCCCTTCGTATTTGCTGGGTGATCGTCTCGTATGGTTTGCGGTGGAAGATGCGTATCCACCATTCGGGGCGGCGGCCCCATATGGTTTTGACTTCGGTGAGGGGAAACCATGATACGTACCATTTTTGGCAATTTCCGCAGTACAGCACCTCGCCTTCCTCCTTCGGTCTGGGATGCTCATGGTCGAACGCTGGCGGCCTTGGCACCAAATAACTTCGATTGCTCATTTTGTGTCCTTGAGTGGGATGCGTTTCATTTCCTCTCCACCTTCGCCTCGTTAATATCGGCGTCGAAAAAATCGATGATGAGATTGCAGATGGCGACCGCCGACGTTTTGAGCTGGGCTTTTTCCTCTTCGTTTTCGGCTTTGATGTCGAAAACGCCATCCTTACTGTTGAAATTGATTCTCATTTCGTTTCCTTCTTTGTTTTGACGGTGAATGCGACCAGCCCGGTCTCGGCATTGAACACCTTGACCGGCTCGCCAGTCCTCAAGGACATGGCCTGCGCGTAGTCGCCGGCATCGTCGATGTTCTCGAACGTTCTGACACCTTCCGTGGTGACGACGTTGTAGCTCATCTTGCCGGCTCCTTGCCCACTACGCTCACATGGCTCCAGTCGCATGACAGGCCGCCCTGCTTGTAGTCCGAGTAGACGACGCAGTCCACTTTCCTCGTGTCGGTCAGGGTGATGACGCATTCGCTGAATTCGTCGTCCATGTCGGAGCATTGCGAGTCGATTGACCTGACCTCATGCGCTGGCGTCGAAGGCTCCGACGCGCTCCCGCATCCGGCGAGCGCCATGCATATGACGGTGATGACAAGTGTGATGCGTGTTGTTTTTCTCATTTCGTTTCCTCCTAGTGTTTGCGCCATCCGCCGTTGGCGTATCGGTTCCATCCGCGGATCGCGGTTTTGATGCTGTCGTCCGGGGTGGTGATCCAGACGGCGTTCGGACATGCACGGCATTTGGCGATCCAGATGCAGTGCATCTTGGCTCCGATGATCCGGGCGTAGGGTTCGATGCCGGGTTTCCTCGTGCCGCAGTAGGGGCATGGACTGGTCCTATGCCATTTCCTGGCATGCGATGTGGTGTTTTTCATGGTTTGCCTTCCGTGATGACGACGGCGCGGATGCCGTCCGAGGTTTTGTTCGCGTGGTGGCGTAGGTCGCAGTCGATGACGTGCAGTCCTATGCCCCGGTATTTCAGGACCGCGTGGACCGGACTCAACCGGATCAGATCCAATGGGCCGTCCAACGTGACATCCATGCCGGTGAGCGCGATGCATCGCCGGCCGATCAGGTCGGCGGGATTCCGGTACCGCCACGCCATATGCGTCTGGACCGTCATGGCCGGCCTCCGATCCAAGCGACCAGGACGGCCGCGCACAGGAGCATCATGGCGGCCACGGTCATCACCATGCTCCCTTCAGAAGCTTGCGGTACCACTTGTAGTCGTTGATGTCGCGTCGTATGCAGTCGCGCACCCTGTGCGTGCCGGCATGCCCCTTGTACGGATCCTCGGGGCAATCCAGGAACCTGATGTAGCGTCTCAACGTGGTCAGGTCGAACTTCCTGTAGCTCAGCCAAGCGCCCGGGTTGAGGTTCAGGCGTTTCAGGAAGTCGATGTCGAAATCCACGTTCGTGCCCGCCGGAACCAGGGCGAACCGTTGCGAGAGCGAGTCGAGATACTCCTCCACTGCGTTCGCCACAGCACCCACGCAGTCGTCGTGCGCGGAGCCGTTCAACAGTTCGAACAGCAATCCATTGTCCGTGTGCATCGAGAACGCGACCGGGCTCATGCCCAACAGGTTGAGATAGTCCGGTCTGATGATGCGATGCAGGGATCCATACGAATGTTCGCCCAGCACGTCGGTGCATTCCATGCCGACCTCCAACGGCAGACTGTTATCCCTGTCCGTGCCGGTCGTTTCGAAATCAAGCCAGAGCAGCGCCTCCGGCTTCACGTTCAGGTCTTCGTCCTGTTTCTTCATGATTCTTCCTTCCAATTGCTTTGCCATTCGATGATCTCGATTTGAGTAAGCCGTTGCGCCGTGCCGTCATCCAACAGCCACCACCAGTCGCCGTTCCAGTCGCGGATCGGCGCGTTGAGCGGATCACGCCAACTCGGGATGATGTAGCCGAACCGTTCCGCCTCCGCCGGATGCGCGTGCGCCCAACCATGACAGCCGGTCGTGCCGGAACCGCACAGTTCCACGATGTTGCACGGCAGGTCACGCACGGTCGGGTCGGCCCGACGGCGCAACTGCCGGTGGTGGCCGCTCCTGCCCGGCCAGACGCTCGGGTCGTGCAAGTTGCGTCCGCAACGCATGCAATGCCAACCCTGGCGTGCGAGCGCGACGCGTTTCGATTCCTGGAATTGCCGGTCGCTCATCGTCGCTCCCTTCCGATTTGTTCGAGCAGGTTGATGCAGGTCGAGCAGTCGCGTTTGATATCGCGGACGAGGTCAAGGTCCACATCGGCGAGCGCCGGGCCTTTGAGCGCGTCGAGTTCCAATCGGTCCGCGGCTTGGATGGCCGAGGTGAGGATGCCGGCCATGTGTGCGATGGTCATGGCGTTCATGCCGCCGCCTCCTGTTCGAACAATTGTTCGGCCAGCACGTCCCCGGGCACGTCCTCGAGCTGACGGCGCAACATCTCCGGATCCACGCCCTGGTTGAGCAGGTCCGCGACCTTGCATGCGAGCTCCATGTACGTGTCCGTGCCTTCGCAGGCTATCGGGCCGAGTACGCGTTTGACCTCTTCACTACCCCACGTGAACCGTCGGCGAGCGTTGGAATCCTTTGGCGTGGCGAATCCGCGTTCCTTGCCCTTGACGAGCCAGTTGCGGTATTTCGCGTTCCAGTCGGCCGAGCGGGCTCCCGAGTCGAGGGCCCTGTCACGGAATTTTTCGGCTTCGATGTCGCAGTCAACGCCGAGCCTGTCGGCGAGCGCCCGGTGTTCCTCAGAGGGTTTCCAGTCGATTGGGATGGGTGTTGGTTTCGCGCGCGGGTCTCTCTCTATAGTCTTTATTGTTTCTATAGATTTAGTAGTATTGTCTGCACGCTGTGTGCACCCCTGATTCATGCCAGATTCATGCCAGCTGCACCCCTGATTCATGCCTGTTTTCTGGAGTGCATTTCGTTCACCCCTGCTTTTCGGCTTGAATTCTTGGGGTGCATTTCGTTCACCCCTCTGCTTTGGCAGGTGCATGTCATACACCTTCGGACGACGGTTTGGCGCGATATCGTCGACGATGTGCTGGTTGCCGTATCTCAGAAAGCCCTTCTCACGCAAGGACCGGAGCTTGTTGTGCACGGTGCGTTCCGACATATGCAGCTGCGATGCGATGGTTTTCGCGCTCTTCGCAAAGCCCTTGCCGTCATCGCCGGTCCAGTCGGCCACCATCATCAGAAGACGAAGCTCATAAGGGTCAAGCCCGTACTCGTGATACAACAGTTTCCGAACATTCTCCATGCTCATGATTCATCCTTAGAAATCAGGTTCCGATTCCGGCTTGCCGAAATCACCGAACGATGACGACGAACCCGAAGCCGAACCCCACGGGTCGGACGGCGGCAACGAAGCGGTGGCTCCGCCCGTATAGCCCGCCGGCATGGAAGCCGGATTGCCATACGCTCCAGCCGTGCCACGCTGCGCCTTGGCCACCTGTGCCGTCGCATAGCGCAAGCTCGGCCCGATCTCGTCCACCTGCAATTCCATGGAAGTTCGGCGCTGATGCTGCTCGTCCTCCCATGAATGCTGCGTCAGCCTGCCCTGGGCGATCACACGCATGCCCTTTGCCAGGCTTTGCGCGCAATGTTCGGCCATGTCGCGCCACGCGGAGCAGCGCATGAACAAAGCCTGACCGTCTTCGAACTGGTTCGTGTTACGGTTCCAGGTGCGCGGGGTTGAGGCAATCGTGAAGCTGGCAACGGCTGCGCCGCTACCAGTGGTACGAATCTCCGGATCCGCGGTCAGATTGCCCACCACCGCGATAATCGTCTCACCAGCCATTAGAACCTACCTTTCACGGCGAGAGTCTTGATAATGCGGATGGTCTCGCCACCATCCCTGGTCTTCACCATGTGCGACAACTGAGCCTTCGCGCCCTGATGGAAACTGTCACCAGGCATCACCTCCAACACCGGAGACGCAACCTCGGACACGAACCGGCCCACCAGTCCGTTGAAACGCACGCCCAACGATTCGAGGATCACCAGCTCCTTCCACGCCTCGGCCTCCATCGCCCGACAGCACGCGCCGGCCACCGCCCTGTCACCACTCGTCATCTTCTTCGTGTCGACGTCCTTGACCGGAGCGTTCGGACTGAAATGCCAATGCGGCAGAATCTCCTTCATCGGTTCCTCCCTTGACCTTGATTGATTGATATGAGCCGGACCGCTGGGCGCCATGACAGCAAAGAAGCACGCCCATCGTTCCCACACCCCAAGAAAGCTGAACGAAGCGGGGATGCGGGCGGCGTTGACGGTCCGGCCAAGCGCCGGCGGCGGGATTCGAACCCACAGCGGACGGCGTGACGGCGGAAGACGTGAGAGTGAATGCGTGAAATGCAATGTGAGATGAAGGGACACACGCCTCCGCCATCCGTCCGCGTCCTTGTACGCCGGCGGATACGGTCAGACGTCGCCATCCACGTCATCGCGCGGAGCGAACCTGACCGTCAGCCACAGGGCCGTGGCCAGATACACGCCCTCAACCACAAGCGCGCCCGTCAGACCGCCGCCATGCCAGGTGAGCATGAGCGTCACGCTCACGACCAAACCGACCACGGCGGCCGCGAACTTCACACGACGCAGCGTGTAGTTCGGCCTCCCCTTTTCGAACCTGTCCTCGATGCGATAATCGTTGTCCGTCATCTTGCGCCTCCGATGCTTTGAATGAATGTCCTTGCCTGGTCTTTTCCGATGCTCGCCAGCTCCTGGCTTCCGTCGACGTCGAGTGCCATGAGGCTGGCGCCCTTGCCCGTGACGCGAATCGCGTAGCCGGTCAAACCGAACATGATCACCGTGTCCTTCGGCGGTACGGGTGGTGTCAGCAGCGTTTCCGCGTCGATTCTCCTGAGTGTCATCACAGCTCCTTGTTGATCGTGTCGATGATGAGGTCCACGAGACCGGTGACGTCGAGGTCGATGTAGCCGACGATGTGGCCGAGCGACCTCATGGCCTCCGCATCCACGTCCTTGAATGGGTGGACTATTTCGCCCTGGGTCTCGAACTCGTCGAACACTGCCTGCACGCAGGCCTTGCGAATCGTTTTCATGCCGACTCCTTTCCCTCGTATTCACATGTGCTCTGGTAGAGGTGTTCCTTGAAGTAGGCGATCATCGGCTCCTTCGGATACATGACGGTCCGTCCGACCTTCACGAACTTCGGACCGATTCCCGCACCACGCCAGTACGCCAAGGTGCCCTCCTTGATGCCGCAACGGTCCGCGATGTCCTTCGTCGTGTTCATCGGTTTCAGGACCTCAGCGAGCGCAGCGAACGTCGTATCGTCTTCCATCACGCGCCTCCTTTGCGTGTGTAATGCCGGGCGGCGTTAGGAGAACCGCCCGGCCCCCTCCTAAAATCGGTGTCATCCCGCATTTCCGACGTGCGGGCCGAACAGTTAGGAGAAGAATCAATGGATGGATCCGTATTGGCCGCATGGGCCGGTGCCGCGGCCTCGCTGTTTGGCGCCGGATTGACCGTTTGGTGGCCATGGCATAACAGGCCGCAGGCGGACTGGACCCTGCTGGAACACTCGACGAATCCTGAATTACCGATTTCCTCAACGGTGCCCGGATTTTCTGACTGGTTGGAGTCTCGAGACGAGGCCGAGCCGGATTCCGTCTGCTCCGTGTACAATTCCGGTGACGGCGACGCGTACGACGTCTCAATCGAGGGGATTGGATGCAAGGCGTATTTCCTGCTCCTGAGACCCATCGGCGACAACACCGAGTTCATGACTCCGAGCAGCATCGCGCAATTCAAAGCGGCCGACCGCGCGTATATCATCATGCATGCCGGCAGCCATGTCTCACTCATCACGCACCCGCTTCCAACGACGGCTGAGCGCGACCCCAGTACCGGTCGATGAAATAGCGCTGCCCCTTGCCCGTGACCTTCGGAGTACGACTGACCGTGGTGTGACCATCCGCATGGGTGACGGTGGTCTCCTTGATGCGGAACAGGCCGAGGTCCATCGCACGCTGTGTCGGCACGTTGCGATTCGAACCGGACTTGCCGAGATACCCGTCAGCCTGAAGAAGACGGAACAGTCTGTTCTGGCCGATGTCCATCCCGTTCTGCCGGAGCATCTTCGCGAGCTCGCCGACCAGGCACGTGCCGTCTGACGCGGCCACGGCGTCCGCGAACCGGGCCTTCGGCTCCAACATCTTGATCTGTGTGTCCTTGGCTTGAAGCTGCTGGTTCTTGCGCTCGATGGTCTTCTGCGCGACGAGCACGGCCCTGGCCATGATGTCCTCATCTGAATCCGACTCGGACGTCGGGATGTAGCCGCCGGTTTTGCGGATCTGGGGCAGCACCTCATGCGTCACCCACCGCTTGAACTCGTGAGCCTCGGGCTTGCGGGAACCGAGCACGAGAACATACAGTCCGGCTTCGTTGACGATATTGGTCTCGCCCTGACGCCCTAGATTGAACCTAGACCGTTCATCATCGTCAAGCCTTTTCAATGCATCGGATGGATTGCTGATTTCGAGGATGGCGCATACGTCCTTGGCGACGAACCAGGGCTCCCCCGCCTTATCGGTCAGGGTACGCAATGGGGCGCCCTTGAAATCGAACTTCTGGATTTCATTGTTCATTGGATTCTCCCTAGAATCGAGTTTGTGAATAGTTTTCTTGAGGATCCGGCAGGCTGGGCTTCGACCATCATCGCCGGGGCGTCTTTGGCGTGGAACGTTCTGCAGCAGTTTCAAATCCACTCCATTCGCCGTAGGGACGATTTGTCCCAAACCGATTTGGAGCCTTTTCTTGATTCCACGTCGAACAGCATCGTGTATTTCCGGCTTGTTGGACCTCTGACGATGTATGACGTCCGGATCCCACCTCAGGCAACGTTCGGAACAAGCCCCTATACGCCGCTGTTGGCCAAGCGGTTGAGACCGAATCAGATCTGCCATACCGGCTTCACCGGCGAGAATGCGGTGCTGCTACTTCCCGATGATTTCGAGATTGAGTGGCGGTCGTCCCACATGTCGCGCAGTCATAAGATTCGTGTATCTCTGACCGAGATAAAGAAGGAGGCGTGGAACCGCAGCTCGAAGAGTGTTCGGCAGATTCGCGAGAGGGCTTCGAGGCCGTAACCAACGGTTCTGCATCAGTCGCGTTCTCGTGGCGATGAGTCAACGAATCGAATATGCCACGCAAGGTCGCACACAAACCGGAATGACGCTTCCTGCGGGCGAGATGCCATCCCGCATCAACGCCAGCGAGATAAAACCACGCATCACCGAAGCTGCATGGGCCGTAACTTGATTCGTCGGTGAGCACGTCATAGTAGCCGGCCTGCTTCACGTCATCGATCCAGTATTCGGATGGAAGCACATCAAGGCATGGCCCTCCGTCCGCTTCGATGGCGCGGCATTTCCAGATGAGACGCTTGAAATCGCCAGCGTTCCCCGGCTCTTTCGGAAGGCTCTTGTTCATCCCCGTGCAACCATTGCCGAAGTCGACCCGTTCAAGCGGTTCACCTGGAATCCACTCGCGGACATCGGATCTCTTCATCTTCCTCATTTCGGATTCTCCTTTCGATTCACTCTTCGGCGAGCGCCGCTTGCTTTTTCGAAGCACTCTCATTTGAGGCCCTTCCTGCCGAGTGGGAGAATGAGCAGACCCACGCAAAGAAGGGAGGTGAGAATATGAGCAATGGATCCGATTTCGCGAAGGCGAGCGCCGTGTTCGGGAAGGCCGCTGAAACGTCCGATCCCGACGAGAGGATGAGAGCCCTGTGCCAAGGGCTTTCCCTCCTCGCCAAGGGATTCGATTCGATGGATGCTTCCATGGCATCCGCCGCCTACTGTCTCGACGTGCTCTCGGATAAGTTCTGAACGGAATTCCTGTATCTCCGTGCTTAGTCGGTCCGCGGCCTGATTGATGTGCTCGAGAATCGAGCCCATGACTTCAGTCGTCATGTCGCGGGCCGACAACTGCCGTCCGACCTCGATGCCGATTCCTCGCAGGTCAAGGCTGGACAGGTGGCTCCTCCTGTCGTCGCCCACTGTTCCGATAACCGTTCGAGCTGGTTCCTCGCGGACGGCTTTTCTTATCGCGCCCAGCATCGCCGGGTGCAGGCGTTCGAACTCCTCAACGGAGATCGGGTTCGTGGATTCGTCCGGTGTCTCGGCCGGAATATTGATGCTCATTTCGGATTCTCCTTTCGATTCATGCGTCAGCGACTTATGATTTTTTGTCTCTGACGAAGAACTCACTGACATCACACCCAATCGCTTCAGCAATTTGATGCAATTCACGAACAGTGAATGGCGATGACGCTGGATATCTAAGCCTCCTTGTCAATGTGACTCGAGGGATTCCAGACTTCTCCGACGCCTCAGAAACGCTGAATTTCGCACTGGAAAGAGCCTTGTCAACTCGTTTTGCAACTGTTGCTGAATACTTCATGCTGTCCATGCTTTGCATACTAATGCCCATTTGGGCAGTATGCAAGTGCGACACGCCCAAACGGGCAGTTGTTAGCAAATTTACAGTCGTTATACTGTCCATATGGACATTAATGAAGCAACAGCTAAAGCAATTGCTGCAGAACGTTCTGCAGCAGGATTAACCATCAAAGAGCTTTCGGAGAAGTCTGGCGTACCAGAGCGAACGCTAATCAGAATGTTGAAAAACGAGCGCGACATCAAAGTAACGCAAATAGCTCAGCTAGCAGAAGTTTTCGGTATTAATCCACATGAACTCATTGAGGAAGCCGAGAAATTCATTGCTAGAGCCGCGCGCAATGAAGCTCGCGAGCGCGAATCCCAGATCACCGATGATCTCATCGACCGTATCGCCGCGCACCCCGAAGACTATGACGTGGCCGCAAACAGGGATCCGAACGCACGCCTCGAAGCCGAGACGCCTGACGATTGATGGATTGAAAGGAACACGAATGACCGAATACAACCTGTATTGCGATGAGACATGTCACCTTGAGCATGATGATTCGAACAGCATGGCTCTGGGAGCCGTCATCGTGCCAAAAGATAAACGCAAAGAGATATGCGTCAGAATCAAAGAAATCAAGCAGAAACATGGCATATGCGCCACGAATGAGGTGAAATGGGCAAAGGCACGAGACCGTATGCTGCCGCTCTATCTGGATCTCGTGGACTACTTCTTCGATGACGATGACATATCGTTCCGCGCGCTCCTCATCCCGGACAAGAATCTACTTGACCACGAGAAATACAATCAGGACCACAACACCTGGTATTACAAAATGTACTTCGAGATGCTCAAGGTCATCTTCGATCCAAAGCAAAGCTATAACGTGTTCGTCGACATCAAAGACACACACTCGAGTTTTCGAGTCAGCCAATTATGGGATGTCTGTTCGAACAACATGTACGATTACGATCACAGAATCATCCAGAAAATCCAGCCGATACGTTCCGACGAAGTACAGATCATGCAGCTCACCGACATACTCATCGGCGCAGTATGCCGTTCGCAGCGAAAACTACCGGAACAGCATCAGAGCATGGCGAAGCGCCGAATCATCGAACGAATCATTCAACGGTCGGGATACAAACTAGACCGGAGCACACTGCTGAAGGAGACCAAGTTCAACTATTTCGTATGGAGGGCGAGATGAATCCGCATTGGCTGCCCGGATTGATTCCTTGGAATCAAGAGCACGGAGAGACATGGGAGCAGTATGAGCAACGACTGTTCCATGTATTCCAGAACGAGTTCAGAGAGTCCTTCCAATACGACGGGAAACCCGTACACTACAAAAGAATGCCCTACGACGGAATCTATCCGGAAGCCTTCATGCATCTGACCACATGCAATCAAGACAACTCCGGCTCACGGCTTCCGGATGCCGAACGCAGCGAACGCATCAGCTGGCCCAGACCGGTAGTGGAGCATCATCCGTTCTGCGAAATATGCGAATACGCCCAATGCACGCGGCCTTGGGTATGGAGAAAAAACGACAAGAACAAGGATCGAGTGAAGATATATCTTCCAAACCAACAATATCTCGTTGTTCTAGGAGAACGAAGGGATTACTGGGTACTCATAACCGCGTACTACGTAAACCGCCAATGGAGCATAGACAAGCTGGAAAAGGAATATAACTCCAGATTCAGCACAAAAATCCAATAAAAAACTAGAGCCGCCCGTTAAGGACGACTCCGAAGACTCCTTCTACAACATGTAGATGAGCTGATTCAAATATCACATACGACACTCCAACTGTCAAGCGGAACTTGACAAACAGCAAAAAAGTACTTCTCGAAAAACAATACTTTCGGAAGAGAGGAATGTGGATAACAAGACCGTTGCGGACCTTCATCGGAGCGCGGAATCCATGGGACTGTCAATCGTATCGCGCGACCTCCCACGCGACATATGTGGCCTGTACGACGACCGGCACAGGCTCATCCTGCTGGCCGACTGGCTCAACCAACGCCAACGCCGCTGCACGTTGTGCCACGAGCTCATACACGCCAGACACCATGACCCAGGATGCGGTACACGATACGGAATCAAATGCGAGCGCCGTTGCCGCAGGGAGACCGCGCTGGCGTTGATCTCACCGGTGGATTACGGCATGGCCGAGGAAGTGTACGAAGGCAATACGTGGATGATGGCCGTGGAATTGGGCGTCACCATCCAAGTACTGTCGGACTATCGGCAGCTGTTGTACGATTCCGGCGTGTGCGTGCAATAAAAGAAGCTCAGCGTCCACATACCGCGACGGGAAACAAAAAAGGGTCCCGCCCGAACACAGTCGGACGGAACCCAAGGAACCAACAATCAGCATTTCCGTTTTCACCAAAATGAGGTTCCACGCACAGTGTAGCGCGGATCCTCGGAAAGAGACAACCATGGCCAGAGCGTTCGTAGACGACAGATGGCTCAAAAACGACGAGGACGGCAACCCGCCCAGCAGGGCCGCGAAACAGTCGCTGGCCAATGCGAAGGATCCGATGAAAGCCAATGTGCCCGGCAAATGGCGGTCCGCGCTGTACGGCCAAGGCTCACGGTGGAGATGCCGCTGGTACACGCTCCGAGACGGCAAACGCGTCCAGAAATCACGGAACTTCGCCAAGCTCCGTGACGCTGAGGAATACGCAGCGGCCATCGAGGACGACATCAGACGCGGCAAATACCGCGACCCGCAGCAGGAACTACGCATCTTCCGGGACGTTGCCTCCGAATGGACGGATGGCAAGATGGATATCAAACAGGGCACTTTGGGCAGATACCGCCGCGAATTGCGCGTTTATATCAACCCCAAGTGGGGCGATCGCACACTGAGGGAAATCCAACGCGACGAACTGCAACAGTGGGTCACGCAGCTCACCGAAGGCGGGTATCCCGCCGAACTGCAGGACGATCGCGAATCGAAGCCATTGAGTCCACGCAGCATCCGCAACATCGTCAAGGTCGTCATGGGCGGTGTCATGGAATTCGCTTTGGAGCACGGCTGGATCGGAGAGAACCCCATTGAAAAGGTCACCGTGCCGCGCATCACGCAATCCGATGACGACATGGTGTTCCTTACCGTCGAGGAGGTGGAGTTGCTGGCCGGCATGGCCGAACGGGCAGGACGGCCGGTAGACGGGCTGATCGTCCGCTGGCAGGCATACACCGGTGCCCGCATTGGCGAGACGCTGGCACTCAAATGCGGCGACGTGGATGTGGAATCACGCAGGGCGCGCATCCGCCGCACTTGGACCGACGACGGCAAAGGCAGGCTTGTGCTAGGCACGCCGAAGAACGGCAAACCGCGCAGCATCGCCATACCCAGATTCCTCATACCGTCCATCGAACGGCAGATGGAGGGCATGGGCGACGACGACTGGCTGTTCCGCGCGGCAAGAGGCGGGAACCTGTGGACGAACACGTGGCGGACGCGTGTCTGGCGAAAAGCCGTCCGACTGGCCGGCATGGAGGACGAGGGCGTGACCATCCATAGTTTGAGGCATAGCTATGCGAGCTTTGCAATTGCTCAAGGCGCGGACGTGAAGACCCTACAGATGCAGCTCGGCCACTCCTCACCCAGCATCACGCTGAACACATACACGGCTCTCTGGCCGGAACGATTGGACGATGTGGCGGACGCGATTGGCGAGCTGCGCGCTGAACAGTTGAAGACCGTCTAGACGCGGAGGTTGCGCGGCCATCGTGTCGAATCGTGTCGATAGCCTACGGCCAAGAAAAAATAAAGCCTTGGAAACGTAATGTTTCCAAGGCTTCCGGTCGGGCTGACAGGATTTGAACCTGCGACATTCTGCT